TTGCCAGTATACGCCATTAGCTAATCTCCAAGATGCTGAGTGCCACGTCTGCGCTGGATGCTGTGTCGCTGGTTACCTTGAGAATGTCAGAGGCTTCCATCACGACTTTTTGATCGCCACCGATGACAACCAAAGAACTTCCTACAGGAACAGGTGCAGCTTTAACGATGTAGATGTTATCACCATCGTTGTTCTCCAACTGAACATCAACCTCAATAGCAGACGCTCCGATATTAGCAACCGATAGTCCGATGATGGTCGTCTCGGTACTTGAAGGGGTAGTGTACACGGTTGCCGGAGAGGTACCTACGCCCGTACTTGTTTTAAGTTTAAATGAATTTGCCATGATTGATTATCCTAGTGCAATTGCCAACGCCACAGCCGTTCCGGCTTGATCTACGTCAAGAGTTACACGGGCGGCAGCAGCGTCGGCATCATCTACAAGACTGCGCCCGAATGAGGTAAAGTCAGCAACACCTGCCGTGCCACTTCCCGTGAAGTACGGCAGCTTATCTGCGGCACTCGTAAGACCTGCAATAGCGGCTAACTCGGCGTCATACGCCTGTACGTCGGTGCCAATCTCTACACCCAAATTGGTACGGGCCGTAGACGCATCGGCTAAATCAGAAAGGTTACTTGCCGCTACAAGTTTAGCATCGAGCTGAGTCTGTACGGCAGAGGTAACACCATTCAGGTACCCGAACTCAGTATTCGATACGCTACCGTCATGGATCTTGGTAGCGTCAATTGCGGCACTTGCGTTGATGTCGGCGTCAACAATCACCCCAGAGCTGATCGCTGCTACACCCGTATCCGCAATGGTAATATCCCCTGATACTACATTGTCGATCCACTTCGAGGTACCCGTGTCATAGAACAGCAGGGCTGCATCCGAAGGGCTCGTGATGTTTACGTCACTTAACTCAGAGAGCTGATCAGCAGTATCGATCTGTGCATCGACATAGGCTTTGATCGATTCAGACGTAGCTAAAGTCGTAGAGCTCGCCGTAGCAAAGGTATCATCATCGAGTACGGCGGTGCCCGACACACCCGTATTCAGTACGGGGCTGGTCAGGGTCTTGTTCGTCAGCGTCTCGCTACCTGCAATCGTAGCAAAGTCACCGTCACTGAGAGCCGTGTTAAACTCGGCAACAGTACCTGTCAGCGTGTTGCTGGTGAGGTTGACAGTCTTATTGGTGAGGGTATCCGTCGTAGCACGCCCTACAAGTGTGTCCGTGCTTGTCGGTAGCGTCAACGTACCCGTATTACTAATCGTACTAATAACAGGGCTAGTAAGAGTCTTGTTAGTGAGGGTATCCGTTGTAGCACGACCTACGAGAGTATCTGTACTCGTCGGAAGCGTCAACGTGCCCGTATTACTAATCGTACTAATAACAGGACTGGTAAGAGTCTTATTGGTAAGCGTCTGGCTACCTGCAAGGGTAGCAACAGTACTATCAATGGCTACGGTCAGCGTGTTACTCGAACCTGATGTATCGATACCCGTACCACCAGCAATCGTGAGTACTTCGCTGTCTAAGTCGATGCTAAGAGCACCGCCACTGTCGCCTTGAAAGTCAAGATCCTGTGCGGTTACCTGTGAGTCTACATAGGCTTTGATAGACTGCTGGGTAGCGAGGGCTGTGGCGCTATCAGAAGACATAGTATCTTCATCGAGGATAGTCGATACGGTTGCACCGCTTGTGAGCTGTAGCCCATCGATGTAGCCCACACCATTGATGTACAGATCTTTAAACTGGGCACTTACCGTACCGATATCGATCGTGCCGTCAGCGTCAGGAGTTAAAGCAGTGCCGAACGTAACATTGTCCGCTGCAGTACCCACAACGGTGATGCGGGCACCCTCCCCTGCAGTTCCATCATGAGCGTGTCCGGCAACGGCCCCAAACGCGCCTAAGATAGCATCGAATTCATCGTTACTATCGGCTGCGTCAATAACGTCGCCATCTACATATGTGGACTGTCTTGCTGCATATCCTGCCATGTTGTCTTATCTCCTACCTCCGGGGGTGAATTCTAGCTGGTACCCCTTAATTGAAAATGGTGGATTTCCTGATGTGTCGTCTACCCGTATAGCTACGGAGAAACCACTTCCCTCTACTGTTTGTCTGATCAACGGCGTACCTGATGACCCGTACACGGCTGTTCCGTATGTTGATGCCGCTAACCCGTAGATCGCTACAGAACCACCTGTCTGTAGATCGTAGGTTGAGGGCTGAGGCGTATCCGATGACGTAAAGTCGTAACGTACACGGAATGTAGCATCTACAATGCCTTCATTGGTGTAGTTCCACACGATACGTTGCATGTACTTGCGGATACCTGCATCTCCCATAATGTGGTCAGGAGATGTATAGATCGCTACAATAGCGGTACCGTCGAACGTATTGCCCGTCTCTTGCTCGTACACGTAGCCATCAAAGCCGCCTTGTATCGTCGTTTCGGTCAATCCGATGAAGCCGGAGAAGCAGCACGAGGGGCGCATCCCCTTGATATCGGCGTACTCCCAACCGATGGCGCCTTGCTCGTTGGCCTTGATAACACCCATAATTCCTAGAGACTGGGCTGTAGTCTGGCTTTCTATCGGATAGAACAGGCGATACTGACTCTTGTTTCTGATAACACACGATGAGATGTTATAGAGGGTAAGGTTGTCGAGTCGATCTTGCACCTGCTTAGAAATAGTACCGAGTTCAACGTCGGCAATCTTCTGGGTACCTGCAATGGTCCGCAAGCCGTCGGGAGCAAGATACACCAGATCACCAGCAATTTCCTGTACGCTAAAACCATCTAAACACCCTATGCTACGTGTTACGGGCTCTAGCTGGAAGTCCGCAACGGATGAGCCTTGTAGCATGTATATCTGATCGGTACAGAATATGAACAGCCGATCACGGAAAGATTTGAGCTGTACGACGGGGCTATCTAGCCGAATAGATCCCGCACCCGCACCCGTAGAGAAGCTCGTAGGGGCGTAGGGGGCAGAGAACACTACCTCTTGCGGGTTGGCTGACATGCCACCAAAGAACATGTGGTTCTTAAACAACGCCACAATAGAGGGATCTGCGGGGGCTCCTGCACCGTTAATGTCAGTTACCGTAGTGCCATCGTACTCAGAGGCATGATTGGCTCCGTCACACCAAAGGATCTTCTCGGTGTTGTCCATGTTGTACAGCTCGAAAGCGTACCGCCCTGCACTGGTACGACCGCTATCTATCTCTGTCCATGATCCTATAGCACCGCCCTTAAAGACCTTCTCACCACGAGCAGCGATGATTTCATCTTCATAGATTGCTACGCCAAGTACGGGTTCATCTGCAGATGCTGTCTGGGGTACGATGTTACTGTTGTACTTCGCGTACCCGCTGATACGGCGGTAACCGCCACGAATATCCGGCTCAAAGTTCTGTAGCTGAATAGCAGCTCCGGGTGGTATAGAGAATGAATCCCTATCGAGGATCAGACCACCACCGAGACGTACTACGTAAGGACTAATGATTGAAGTATCGGGCATTATACAGCCCTCATGTAATCCTTGCGGTTGATCAGCTCAACACGCATCCGACGTAGCCCTGATACATAATCCCTGTCCGCAAATTGTGCTGATTGTGGATCGGAACGCAACAAGTACGCGTAGTACTTGGCACGGTTCACGATTACGTCGTGGAAACGACTCGGGACTGTTGGCTCGTCCGCGTTTGCCGACAAGTCAGAATTTGTTGCGTAATACGCGTATCGTACAGTGTACGTTGAGGCATCCGGCGTCGGTGACAATCCGTACTTGTCGTCGGGAGTATGGTATACGTACTGGGGTACACCTTCTGAACTACCGTCAGGGTTCGTATCGGATTCGTGGTACTTGTCGAGATACTCATCATAGCTAATGTAGTCCAAGCGCTTTTCGGGTAGGCTTGCCGACTCTTGAATTGTAAAGGTAGCCCAATTAAGTGTCTTGGCGTCGGCTTCGAAGCTATACAGACGCTGCCCATCAACCGTAGTATCCGACTCATTCTGTACGGTAAAAGGCCATTCTACCTCAGAGTTGATAATATCCCGTTGTGCCTTGTTGACAAAGTCAGCCACAGCCGTTTGAATACCCCGTGTAGAAGTCACGTTAGTGATCTCTACTTCATTTAGTTCACGAAGAACAGCATTGCAAAGCTGTAAGTAGTTCATGATTATCCTCTGTGTGGGTCGTAGTATTCTTCTACGGATATTGTTGTTTCTAGCGTATTAGCGGTAGCTGCCGTAACATAAAAGATATCTCCGGCGTGAAGGTACAAGGGGCGATCAGCATCGAGTACGGCTTCGTAACTATTACCACCTATCGCATTGTTGCCTAAAAGTACATGGGTTTCCCCGTCATCGGCATGATACCATCTAATCGTCACATTACGACCTGCGCTGTCCGTATTAGAAATCATCAGCAGGCGTACGATAGAGGAATAGTTATCAGGAACCGTGTAAATCGTAGTCTCCGACGTTGTTGTCAACGACTTAGATTCCGTGAAAAACTTGCTTCCTGCTGTTGTTAAGGGCATTGTTACGCCTGCTTACTCGTAAAAATTAGCTCTAAAATATCTTGCATATTAGCCGTTTCCCGCTCAAATGGGTGGGGCATGTTGCCTGAAATAACGTCAAGAGCTCCTATACGCAAATCAGCATCTATCCAATGGGTCAAAGCCTCATCAATTTTACGGTACATATCCTCGATATTTTGGTCTGTAGCCTCTATATCAGAGTAGAAATCAATGGTCTGCTCTGCATCCCGCTTACGGGCTTTGTACCTGTGACGAATTGCTTCAATAAAAAATGTTGACATAGCGGTACTCCCATGCTTATTTTACAGCAAAAACAGAGGATAGTCAACCCTAAAATTGCGGGTACTCACCTGTACGCATAGTTTCTGCTAATCTTTGGGCTCTTTGACCGACTTGTCGAGCCCATTTGGAGTCGAGCATTTCTACTGCTGCTTGCTCAAAATCTCCGTCATCCAGAGCTTGCCACATTTTTCCAAAGCCTCGAAGACGAGGAATACCGAGATTAAAAGCCATATCGGAAATAACAAGCTGACGTGCAGGATCAAGCCTGTCAATAACAGCAAAATTTGAATGAAGCTCTCGCTCAACAATTTGAATGTCATTAAGACACAAGTAACGAGCTTCGTCTTCACTAATGCCTCTATCTTCGAGATTACGTCCGATACCAATTGTCAATATCCCTAATGTGTCTTTATACGGCTTAAGTTCTACGCCCTCGTGTATCATTAGCTGATCTACGAGCTGTTCTCTATCGTACTTCATTTCTTTAGCTGACTAATCGATTTGATACCAAAACTGGCGGCAATACTTGCAAGGATGCCATACTGAAGCCATTCAGGTGCGTTACGGAGAAAATCAAACCCTGCTTGCATGTACGGCTGCAGAGGCCCGACGAAACTAGCTAAAATGATAGCTATGAAACATAAGGTCCACGCCTCGTCTTTCCACGAGTTATCCGATGCGGACATGGCTTGGGTTTCCCAGTCGCCATCCTGTTCAACCTTCTTAACGGTTGCTTCTACTTTAGCTACCTCAAGTTTAGCTTGGGCTTCAGCCTTCTTTTGCTTGCCCTCAAGCCAAGTACCTGCGATATTAGCTATAGGTCCTACAAGTGCTTGCCACATGATATCACCACGCCTTACATGACCAGTAGCGGGCCGAGAACTTGTCCTTTGCCGTGTCACAGTTATGACGGGCACGGAAGTTACTACGACGCTCTGGAATGTTCTTCTTGATTGTCATATTGGGATCTCCGAAACGTACAATCTTAACTTCGCTACCCTTCTTAGCAAGTACGGCAAACTTTTTGTTCTTTCCGGGGGTACGTTTTGGTTTGTTGTACCCAGAAAAGGTCTCTCCCCGATATTTTAGCTTGCCGCCTTCTGTACGTTCTACGTTTTTAGTTGTTGCCACGAGCTTTACTCCATCTTGCTGTGTACCCGCCTGATGCGGCACGGTACTTTGCTGTCTTTTCTGCAACGCCTTTAGGTTGCTTCACGAACTGCTTACCTTGCTTTTTGCCTTCTCGCTTTGCTTTTGTGGTTCTGGCGTATTCGTCACTAGATAGAGCTTTAATTGCTTTTTCAGGTAGATAACGCTCGCCTGTAGCGTCTGGCCCTTGTGTTGAAGGCTTACCACTTTTGGTTCGCCAATTCTGTTTCGTCCAGTCTTGTAGGCTTTTCTGTGGTTTTGCGATTGCCATAGATTCTTTCTCAGCTTGTGTAGCCCCCGCCCTTTTCCTTGTACTGTTTAGCAAGCATCTGGGCTTTACGTGCTGACCATTGACCCGAAGATCCACCTTTATTGCCAGCCTTGATCTGGTTAAATAATCTCTTACGCATAGTAGGCTTCGTGTAGTTGCCTGCTTCATTGACGCGGGACTCACCGCCCTTTGCCATGCGCTGTGCGTTCCAACGCTCCGTGTAGCCTCCCATAGCGGCTTTCTTTTTAGACTTCCCTGCGCTAGATAAAGCAATAGCCACAGCTTGTTTCTGCGGCGTACCCGATTCCATCTCCTTGCGGATGTTTGCGCTGATCGTCTTTTGTGAAGAGCCTTTTTTGAGGGGCATTATAATCTCCTTAAAGATTGGGGGAGAGACTAGCCCTCCCCCGCACTATATTAGGCAAAAGCTGCCGCAGTTTCGGCAGTGCCGAGTTCTGCGATAACAGCGTACACGCGTACTTTACCGTCGAATGTTGCTGTGTTAGCAATCAAGTCGATGGTGTCAGCAGCGGTGTAGAACTTGCCTACACTTGTCGTGCCAGATGCCAATGCAGTGTGACCTGCAACAGCAGCAGCAAAGATGTCGTCATCAGCATCATCGCCAAGATCCAGAACTGGAGAACCAGTGCTGGCAAGGGTCAGAACTTCGAGACCTGCCATAACAACCAAAGAGTTGGCAGGAAGTTCGAATACTTCTACCGAATCAGAAGTTGTTAAGCTAGTTGAAGAGAAGTCAAGAACAACTTCTACAACTTGTGCTTTAACGCCAGCGGGTACGCCAGCAACAGCATTAGTGATTGTATAAGTAGCCATATTTTAGTTCTCCCCTAGTCTAAGCTAACAACGCCGCGAACGATGGCTTCAGGGCGCAATACTTTGCTACCGAAGACATGCAGACCGCGAACGATGTCGCTAAAGGTTTCAGTCGAACGAACAACTTCGGTTTTCGCAATGTGCGAAGCCGTAGCTGTCGAGCTCATGTGACCAGCAAGGATTACATTTTCCGTGCCGTCAACAGCAAGACCACTCAGAGTGACTTGGTCCGTGCCGCCAGTCGAATTCAGAGCTGTTGATTTGTAGCACTGAAAGCCAGCAATGTTGCCAAGCGATACAAGGCCGTTACGGAGCGGAGACGTTGCATCGCCCGTGACTTGTACTTCGGCAAATTTAGAGCCAGCAGAGAACAGATGTTTGTAGAACAAAGGAGGAGCTACAAACCAACGATTCTCTTCAGGTACAAATTGGTCGTCAAGGGCTGAGGCCATAATCAACATGGTGTTGACTGCAGTGTCACCCGGAGAGGATGCACCACCAATGTCCAAAGCCGAACCAAGAGTACCGATGCTTCCGATTTGACTGACAGAGGCACCTGACTCGCCAGTCAAGCCAGCGTTGGTTGCCATTGCGTCAAGAACAGTAGCGTCGTACTTGCGCTTCAGCGAGTATGCACCCGAAGAAGTTGCAAGAGCTTCGAAGTTGACGTGAGACTGACGCTCTTCGATGTCGTCGATCTTGAACGCAAATGCGTTGGCCTGATCAACA